GCCGTTTTCGGCGATCTCGCTCCACTGGCAGCCGGTGTACACGACGCGCCGGTCCGGCTTGACGATGACCAGCGAGAAATCGGACAGCGTATGGAAGTTGATGCCGTCGGACACGGCCTCGTCGGTGGCGTACAGCCGCGTCAGCTCCAGACGATAGCTCAACTGCGCGGCGATGGTGGCCACGGGCTCGGCCTCGCCGAAGGCCTCCACGGTCTTTTCCGATTTTTTGGCCACGGCGCGGTAGCTCTGTACCACAGCCACCTTTTTGCCGTCGGCCTCCAGATAGATGTCGCTGCTGGTAGGAAATCCGATCATGCCGCTCCCTCCTTAAACCGTGATATACGCCGTGAGATTCACGGCGTTGAGCCCGTGCGCCACGGTGAAGTCAAAGCTCACCAGGCACACCGTGGGGTCGCTCTCCTCCGCCGTGACGGTCACCGCGCCGTAGCTGTCGATGATCTGGGCGCGCAGCTTGCTCTCCAGCTCGATAAGCACCTGGGTGCGGATGGCGCCCCGGGTCTGCGCGGTGTTTTTGGTGCGGGCGAACTTGGCCCGCAGGGCGGCGCGCACGGCGGGGATCACATCGTCCACGATCAGCACGGTGGTCAGCTCCCGCCAGGTGGCGTCGGGCGCGCCGGCAGTGGTGGTGCGGGTAGTCACGCCGCGCACCACGCTGATCTGGCCGGACACATCCTCGACGGGGGTGACGCCGCTCTGGATCAGCAGGGTCACATCGCCCTCGCTGAAGGCGCCGGTCAGCGCGCCAAGGCCCGTCAGCACCGCGCCGTTCAGCGGCAGGGCGGGGTCGGACTGGGCCGCGATGCAGCCCGTCAGGGCGGAGGCCACCGAGCCGGGCACGCCGCCGGTCTCGGTGTTGCCGGCCAGCACCAGCCGCTCGCAGTTCAGCGCGGCGGCCGCGGCGGCCAGGGTCACGGCGGCGCCCTCCGCCTCCACCACGCCGATGCGGTATTTGCTGTTCTCGCCGCCGCCTTCGATGGCGGCTTTCAGCGCGGCGTGGACGGCGGGCAGGCGCGAATCGCAGGTCATATAGCCCACGGCGCTCTCGCCCATCAGCGCCGCAAAGGCGGCGGCGTAGGCCTCCGCGGTGCCCGCGCTGCCGTCCACGGTCACGGGAACGGCGGCCACGCGGGCCGCGCCGTTTTCCAGCAGCAGCCGGATCAGCCGGACCATGCTGCTGCCCGCGCCATAGGCGGACACGGCCTGGGCGTAGCTGGTCACCAGGGTGACCGCGCCCGCCGTCCCGCTCAGGGCGGCGGCGGCCAGGCCCGCCACCCCGCCGCCGCTGCGGCCGGAGACGGCGGAGGAGACCTGGTAGGACGTATACACGCCCGGTCTCTCGTTAACGCTCATTTTGTCAAAACTCCTCTCAAAATAAAATCGGTGAACGCGCCGCCGTCCTCGGGGGCGGTGCGGATGAGATAGGCCATGCACTCGGCCTCGCCCCGGCACAGCACGCGCTCGGTCGCGGGGTCATACCCGGCCCCGCCCAAACTGAGGGCGCGGATCTTCAGCCCCGCCGGGGCGTTTTGCAGGGCGGCGCACACCGCCTCCCAGCATTGCTCCCCGCTGCGGGCGTCCGGCGCGAACACGTCGAAGCCCAGCGTCAGCTCCAGCCGGCAGCCGTAGAGCTCCGTCCCCGTGCCGCCGGCGCTGTCCACGCCCAGATAGTCCCCGCAGCCGGCGGAGCGCAGCGTGCTTTTCTTCACGCCCACGCGCACGGCGGGGGCGCCGAAGGCCTCCCCCGCCTGCCCGGCGTATTCCCGCCCGGCGGCGATGCCCGCGGCGGTCAGCAGGTCCACAACGGCCCCGATCACGGTATCGGTCATGTCCCCGCCCCCTCCTTCAGCCGCAGCACGCCCTCCCAATGGGACAGCGCGCCGCCCACGGTCACCGGCTCCGCCCGGCGCAGTTCATAGATCACGTTCCCGCACGTCACGGTCCGGCCCGTCTCCTCCGCCGCGATCAGCGAGGACTGGGCAATGAACAGATACCGTTCCCTGTCGTAGACGCCGGCGGAGGAGACGAGGGCCTTGTCGTTCAGATCCCGGGGCGTGATGGGCGAGATTATGCCGCAGCCTTCGCGCCCCTCCGGGGTCTCGGCGCTGGTCACCTTCACCGGCGCGCCGAATTTTCGGATGCACAGATCGGCCCAGCCTGTCATCCTCTCACCCCCAGGAAAGCGAAGCCGCCGTCCGCCAGATACGCGCTCAGCAGCTTTTCGGCCTGGGTGCGCAGCCTAGCGGCGGACAGCCCTTCGCCGCCGCCCATGGTCACGGACAGGCTGCCCGCCGAAAAGGCGCGCACGTCGCCGCCCGTGCCCGTCTCCAGACACAGCGCCAGCGCCAGCATCCCGCAGGCCGTGACAAAGGTCTCGCCCAGCGCCTCCGCGCTCACGCCGGCCCTCAGCCGCCCCTCCAGCTCCGCCTTGGCCGCGGCGGCCACGGCGGCCACGGCGGTCTTCTCCCCGTCGCCCGCGGCGCCGCCCAGCAGGGCCAGCGCTTTGGTTTCAACGTCCGATACGCTCACCGCCATGGCGTGTCAGACGGTCAGGACCTTGCTGGCTCCGTCATAGAGCTTGGCAAAGCCCGAGATGCTGGTGATGGCGGCGCGCTCCAGCTGGCGGTCGATCAGGCGGTCGTATTCCACCTGCACGTCGCCGGCGCTGATCATCTCCAGCGCGTAGCCCTTGTCCAGACCGATCATGCTGCCCGCGGCCATGGCGGAGGAGCGGATGAGCTTCGCGCCCAGCGGGTTGGTCAGTTCACCGGTGCCCTGGAAATTCAGGCCCGTCAGCGGGTTCTGGAACTCGGCGCACTGCAGGATCTTCAGCATCACGTCCGGAGACACCAGCAGGGTGTTCATGGTGTAGGGGTCGAAGGTGTTCCAGAATTTCAGCATTTCCGCGTAGCTCAGCTTGCCCGCGGTGCCGCCGATGGTCCCGTCGCCCACGGCGAAGGCCGCCGCGGCGTTGCCGTTGCCGTCGCCATAGCACAGCACGTCGATGGCGTCCTGCAGGTGCATCCGCATGATCTGATTGCCGATCTGGCGCAGCATCACGGAAAACAGGTCCAGCCGCTGAAAGCGGATGGCCTCATAGGACGCCACCAGCATCCTGCCGCGCTTTTTCAGCTCCACCAGATGGTCGCTGGCCTTGATCTCGGTCTGGGGGATGGCGGCGCCCTCGCCCACAAAGCGCAGGGCCTTATCGTCGTCGCCGGCGGCGGAATACACGCTGCGGTAATCCATGCCCTCGAACTTTGTCACCGTGGCGGTGATGCTGGGCAGCACGTCGCCCTCCTCCATCCCGGCGCGGACGCTGCGGGAGACGTATTCCGGAAACAGCACGGCGGATTCCGTGGTGCGGAAGAATTTTTCCACCGCGTCGCTGCCCGCGCCGCGCACGCGGATGTCGAAGCGCTTCAGCTGGCGCTGGAAGGCGTCCATGTTCTCATAGGGCGTGCCGCGGTAATTCTCGTTGGGGTCCAGTGTCTCCAGCGCCTGTTCAAAGCTCTTGCCCGCCTCGGAATAGAGCCCCTTCTCCAGTCTGACCTCGTTATACTTGTAAGCCATCGTCTCTCTCCTCCTCAACTTAAAGAATGAATCCCACGGTCTTGGCCGCGGTATCGACTTCCAGCACCAGATACTCCCGGCCCGCGGCGCTGGCCTTCACGCCTCCGGCGGCGTCGGCGGAAAGCGCGGAGAAGCCCACGGCGGGCGCGGCGCCGGTATAGGGCACCGTGACGAAACCGTCCAGCTTCACCGTGGCCATGCAGAGATCCGCGTCCACGCACACGCCCGCGACCTTGTCGCCGTCCGCGCAGAGCTTCACCGTGCACGCCTCGGGAATCTTCACGACTTTTCCGGCCACGGCGGCGTTGTCCGGCGCGTTCCAGAAGGTGGCGACCTTCTCTCCCAGTCCCTCAAAACTGACTTTCATGCTGTTTCCTCCATATCAAAAATTTTAGGTCCTCAGATCTGATATTCGCTGCCGTCGAAGGCGGTGACCGCGTCCCGCCCCGGCAGCTGGGTGACGGGCGGGAACATTTTCCGGGACTTCCCCTCCAGCGCCGCCTTCAGCGCCAGCAGCGCCGTCTCGTCCAGCGCGGGGACGGCGGCCTTCAGCGCCGGATAGCAGCCCTCGTCGCACACCAGGCACAGCCGCAGCGTCTCGTCCCGCAGCGCTTTCAGGTATTTTTCGCCCAGCGCGGCGGCGCGCCTGAGCTTCGAAAGCTCGCCCGCCTCCGGCGTCTCCGGGGTGCCGAATCTCTTCATCACCCCGGCGTTTTTCTGGGCGGGCACCGCCACGAAGCTCCATTCGTAGGCATCCACCGCGCCTGTCAGCTCGGCCCAGCACAGCTTGCCGCCGTATTCCTGGCCTTTCACGTGGCTGCATCCCGCGCTCCCCAGTTCCTGCCCGCAGATGCTGCAAAGGCTCTTGGCCACGGACAGGCCCACGCTGGTCTCCTTTTTGATGCCGCCCTCGATCTGGGCGATCAGGGGCGCGGTCTCGTCGCAGCGCAGCATATAGGCGTGAGCCTTGAGATAGCGGTAGGGCGCGCCGGAGGCGGTGGCGCGGCCGGGGTCGGTCACCACCTCCGCCCGGTAGATGCGGGCCACCTGATTGCCGGTCTTCCACTCGTGGTCGCAGATGCCGGTCTTGCCCACGAAAAGCCCGGCCAGCGCCGACAGCGTTTCCTCGGTAAAGCGCTCAAAGTCCCGGTCGATGTCGTTGTCGCACAGCAGCACGGAAAAAATATACACGTCCCCGGCCCGCAGCGCGGTCTTGGCGAAGGCGTTTACCGCCTCCAGCTCCTCCGCCGCGGCCTGCTCCACACCGGCGCTGCCCTCTTTAATCACTTTCATCGCTGTTGTCCTCCCTGCTGATTTTTTGTGCCTGCGCGTCGTAGAGCCGGGCCTTGGCCTCCTCCACGTCGTCCTGCAGGTTGATCTGGTCCCATTCCACGCTGAAGGCGCAGGCAAAGCCGTGCATCCGCAGCCACAGTCTGCACACCCGCTCGATCACCGGGGTCAGCGTGCGGCGGATGGCGGTGAGCTCGCTGGTCATCATGTCCGCCTGCTGGGCGCTCATGCGCTCGGTCGTGCTCCAGTTCAGGCCCAGCAGGAAGGGCGGGATGCCCGTGCGGGCGATGAGCTGCTCCAGGATCTGCCGCACCGGCACCTCGCTGTCCAGAATCTGATTGTCCGCGCCGATCACGCGGATGTCCACGTCGCCCACGGCCACGAAATCGCGGATGCAGCCGTTCTTGCCGCTCTGCATGGCGGCGCTCCATTCTTTGGCGATCTCAGCCGCCCGCTCCTGGGCCCGGGCCTTGTCCACGATGTCGTCCCCGGGCTTATAGACCACGGCGAAGCGCACGTTGCCCGCCCGTTCCCAGTTGACGCCCACGGTCTCGTAGATCTTCAGCAGCACGTCGGTGAGGAAGGGCATGCTCCGCAGCAGGGACACGCCGTAGGGCGCGTCCGCCTCGGGGTTGAAGGGGGTGAACAGCAGCAGGTCCTGATAGGGCAGGGCCCGCAGCGTGCCCCGCTCGTCCGCGCAGCACAGGGTGAAATCCAGCGGCGTGGCCCCCTCCCTGATCTGCACGTCGGCCACGTTGCCGCACAGCACGGCGGCGATGTCCCCGTCGCCCCGGGTCACGATCTCGCCCACGGCCCGGCCGCAGGTGATCATGGAATCCAGGTACTGGTCCAGGAAGGCGTCGAAGCCCGCCTGACCCCGGCCCACGTTCACCGTGCGCAGGAATTCGTTCAGCGCCGTTTCCGCCGCCGGTTCGCCGCAGCGGACGGAGAAGCCCCCGGCCAGCCGGATGATCTTCAAAATGGCGGCGTCCAGCACGGGCACGGCCTCGCGGATGGTTCGGTACAGCCGGTCCTCGCCTCCCCCCAGCGGCACAT